ATTTGAGAGCTCCCGGCGGCGGCGGCGGTTACGGCGGGTACTGGGAATCGATACCTCCAAAAGCCAAACCCCTCCACGGGGGGGCGGGCGGAGGCGGCTGCGGCATTAATGTCGGCGTGGGCTTTGCGGATGGTGACACGATCGGTAACGGCGGCGCAGGCGGTACGGGCAAAACTAGCGGCAGCTTTACATCTGGCGACGGTGGCGCCGGTGGCGATTGGGGGCAGGCCGGCCAAAGTGGCGACCCAGGCACCGCAGGCAATCAAGATCCCGGCGGCGCAGCGGGCCGAGGCATAATAAAGAATGGCGCAACAGTAACTATTTACGGCGACACGCCAACGAGATTTATAAACGGTACAGGTGACACAATATAATGAGTGATTTTGAATTAAGTGCCCGCTCCATTGCGCGGCGTGCCGGGGTGGATAAACGACTAATAGAGATAAGCGACTTGGCTATAAAACTGACGGTTATTGATTTCGGGCACCCTGAACATGCGGGGCTACGAACAGCCGACGAACAAAAAGCATTGTACGACGAGGGTGTGAGCAAGTGCGATGGCACTAGAAACAAAAGCTATCACCAGAGCGGTAAAGCGCTTGATGTTTACGCTTACGTGGATGGCCGGGCAAGCTGGGAAACCGAACACCTGGCAATGGTAGCCTGCGCGTTTTTGCAAGCGGCTTCTATTCTTGGCTACCAACTTGAGTGGGGCGGTTTGTGGCCCTGGGATAAACCACACTTTCAATTAATTGGAGAGTAATATGTCATTCATTGGTAAGTTGCTAGGAACAGAAAAGGCAGTTGATTCGCTACTGGATAAAGATAAGGGCTTATTGGTTCGAGCTGGTGGCTGGGTTAATGACCTAAGCTACACCGAGGCCGAAAAAGCAGAGAACACCCTGCTAGTAAAAGAATGGGGGCTTAAACAATTATCCGCGCTTGAGCCTTTCAAAGTGGTGCAAAGAATAATGTCGTTCGCCGCTTGCTTCATGTGGCTGCTTGTGGGGCTGAATGTTGTTGCGGCTATGTGGGTCGAGGCGTTACACCCTGAAATTAAAATTAGCGAGTCTATGTTTAACTTCGCCTCAAGCGATTATGTTTTTTGGCCTGTGCTATGCGTATTTGGTCTATATATGAGCGGCGGCGTTATACCAAGTCGTCTGAGGTGATGCTATACTTGCACAACTGGCGCTTCTTATTTCGGTAATAAGAATAAAAGCGCCCGAAATTGGAAGGCCGTTTAACTTTTGGGAGTGTGTAAAATGGCCTATTTAACCCTAGCGGTTTTTATGTATGTACTAATTGAGTGCATGGTCAGTCCCATATGGAAAGGGCGGCGCGAGCAAGTACGCATTATGCAGGTTTTATTTGCTAATGTGTTCATCGTGTCGATGATGGCTGCGTTTTTCGCAGTCGAATCAATTTTGAAGAATGAGCAGCTTTCGGGAATTGAGGGGGTTGTGTTAATTGCTTGCGGCATTGTGTTTCACCAACTTATATGGATTTTGCGGCGACGCAAAATAGTAGGAAAAGACGAATATGCCCGGTAATTTATTGAGTGAAAATGTTGGCGAAATAGTTAGCATGGTCGAAACCGGCATTATTGGAATGCTGGGCGGCACTGTTAATTATTTCTATTCAGCCGAGAAAGGAAAAAAAGCCATAGGCTTTGGTTCGTTTGCGGTTAATGCTGGCCTAGCGTTTTTTGTGGCGTTTGAAATGGGGGAGCTTTTGCCCGCCTCAGATTATCGCCACGGGATAGCAGGGCTTAGCGGTTATTGCTGCTACCCTATTATCGGATTACTTGAGGCGTGGATCATTAACGCTGTTAAGCGGTTCACGAATCCTAGTAAAGAACTGGACTAAACGACTCCCTGCGGCGGGTTCTCCTGGTTCTAGCTACATCGTCGTTATAATTGCCTGTAGCAACCATCGCGGGCCATACGGCGGCAGTGTATGCCATTAATATGGATAGAACCGCCGCTGCTATAATCCTGTTGTTATTGTCCATATTCAAGCCACGCAGAAAGGCAATAAAAATAAATAAGCAGCGCAATTATTATCTCATCCTTCACTATGGGATATCGCGATAAGTGACGCGCCTCGCTATTTTAGAAATTGACTTGCTGGTGACACCGTGAACCCGTGCCATTTCCGCATAATAGGCGGCCAGCATTTTCGGCTTTCTCCAGTGCTCATCGTGATAATCGCGTATTGCGACAACCTCCAGAGTGCTAACTTTTCGCGGCCCACCCATTGCCATCCTGCGTACCAATGGATTTACTACTGGGCGTTTGTAATAATCGTCGTCCATTTGGCCTAGTGATTTCGCCCCTAAAAGATCAAGCATAATATTATTACCTCTATTGCTATCATGGCTGCTACTGATTGAAATACATTCATTTGCCGATCATCCTTGCGTAATGCCTAATCCTGTCGTGCAGGTTGGCAGGTATAGTGTTAATCATTTCTTTTCTATTACCGGCGGGCTGGCTCATCACTGCCCTGGCTGCCTTGTAAAAGTGGAACTCGCAGGCGCTCTGTATAGCCCTGCTACTGTCTTTTAGCATGGTGCGGCCTGATAGTACATCTTTGATTAAGGCAGTAGGTCTAGCCATTGTTCTATCGCCTCCAATGCTGCCCTGTACCCGAACGCTACACAAACGAATGCGCCCGCCCGCTGTGCTGTTAATAAATACTCTTGTTGTTTTGGCTGCCACTGACTGCGTGTATGATCCTGGCGTTTCAGCTCGCACACAAACGCAGGGCTACCCGGTATAATAATGTCGCTGGCACCGGCCACCATGCCCTCGGCTTTCGCCCGTGCCGCTTGGTGGTGCGTTCGCTTGCCCTCGTTTTTTATATGAATGGCTATGGCCCCAATGGCGGGCCAGTTGTTGCGTAGGTAATTAAAAAAGGTAATCTGTTCGGCGTTCTCAGTGGGGCAATTGCCCCGGTAGCTCAGGTCACCAAACGCTTTTATTGCCGGATTAATTTTCACGAATTATATACTCGTCTAGTGCCGACATGAGCTTGTGGAATGATTGCAGGCGTACATCGTCGCGCACTTTCTTTACTCTATCGTCACACTCTGCATCATCCCATCGGGCAAGCCCGGCCATTTCAATCAAAGCGTTAAGCGTGTCGCTGTCATTGCCTACAGCCTTGGCTATTTGCGTGGCCTCCTGTGCATCGGGGTTATGTAGCGCTTCGTCGTAAAGCTCATCTAACTCTAAATCGTCCATAACCTTGCCCTTTGTTTAATGTATGCGTGTATATTAACAGTTTGTGCCCTATTGTAAAGCAGATTCTGGCCTGTTGTGTCCGTAAACTGTAAAAAATTTACTGGTTTTGTCACGCTTAACACTGACAGTCTCAGGCATGGCGGCGTGGCGTAGCGCCCCGGCGAACGCATCGACTGTTGGGGCGACCTTGCCAAAGCATGCAATACACAAATCAGCCCATAGCCGTTGCTTGCTAGGCATATACCAGGCTGAAAACGTGCGGTACTCCGTAGTGAAGTCGACTTTTAGCGTGTCATTGCCTGCATTGCTTTTCCACTTCTTAGCCTTCCAGCCCAGCACCTTGTCGGTCGTCATGCTGCAGGGGTCTGATTTCATTTTGTAAAAATCAAGCTTGAGCTTTTCGTTGGGGTCGATGATCTCGGCACCGCAGCCCTCACAGTCGCGGGCTGCTATATCGTTTTCATGCTGGCAGTCCGGGCACTCTTTTAGCGTCCAGCGGTAGCTGCATTGCTGATTGAGGCCCGCTAGTAGGTTTTGCCCCTGGCACCGCCGACCATAGTGCGCTGGTAAATCAAGTGGCTCACCATCAAGATCAACGAAATAGCCCTCGGCGTTATGCTGTAGCTCGTCCGGGTTGGGGCGGCCCTTGAAATCATTGACCATTAAACAGTCGGGGCATTGGGCGTGAATGATATGCTCGCCGGTTGGTGTGGGTAGCGCCCTGATTTCAGGGTTAAAAATATCACCACCCGGGCAATGGCGCTGGATATTCTCGGCATAGTCCAGCACAAGGCAGTCGGTTTTATCGTCATATAAGCGCAGGCCACGGCCAATTATTTGCTGGAATAACCCCGGACTTTCGGTGGCCCGTAGCACGGCCACAACGTCAATATGGGGTGCATCAAAGCCGGTCGTTAGCACTGAGCAGTTAACGAGGTACTTTATTCCCTGTGCTTTAAAGCGCTTGATAATGTCCTCTCGCTGTTTTTTTGGCGTGCTACCCGTCACCAGTTCGGCACCCAATGGCAGGGACTCTAGCACTTCTTTGGCGTGCCGGATGGTGGCCGCGAATATAATAACGCCCATTCGGTCACGGGATAGCTCGACTACCTGTTTCACAATCGCAGCGGTTTTGCGGCCCTTACCCTCGAATGCCTGCTCCGATTCCTTGGCCGTGAAATTCACTATCCCGCTGGTGTCATAGTGCGCCTGCGGCTCTTGAGCTACCGGGGGCGTTAAATACCCTTGATCGATTAGCTCGTTAGCGGTAATACGATAAATCAATGTATTAAAAAACGGGTTTTTTGCCTGTTCGACCGGCTTGCCATGCTCATCATAGGCGTAAATGTAACCATCGCCGGTACGGTACGGCGTGGCGCTCAAGCCTATCACCCGGACTTTTGGGTTCTTTAACTTGATGCCATCCACAATGGCTTTAATGGTGGGGGTGATGCCGTGGGCCTCGTCGATAATAATCGCTGCAAACCGTGAGCAAAATTTATCTATGCTGTTTTTAACGGTCTGCGGCGTGCCGAAAACAACATCATGCACAAGGCTTTTATCAATGCTGGCACTGTAAAAGCTGGCAGGGTTGCCCGTGGCCAGGTATTTCTCGTGGTTTTGTTCGGTAAGCTCCTTAGAGGGCGCTAGGCACAAAACCCTTTTGCCGGTATTGACGGTTACCCACTCGGCGACAGCCGCGACAATGTGCGACTTGCCCGCACCTGTAGCGGCCTCGATCAGGCATGGATCAACGCACAATCTAACCCACTCGATAACCCTATCAAAGGCGGCTTGCTGATAATCTCTAAGCATTGGCCTACCCCTCGTTAATGGGGGTTATGGTAGCCGCCATGGTAGCCGCTACTGCTATGGAAAAGAACAGTTGCTCGTTTGTGAGGCCGACACCGCTGGCCCAATCTGCGGCAACCATGCAAAGCGACGATCCAACTATTACGCAAAACTTATCCCTATAACGCCAATCCAAGAATATAAGAAATAACATCACTTAACCCCCCAGCTAGTCGAAGCTTTGCCTCGGTACGGCTCCAGGTCTAGGTCGGGCAAATGCTCTTTCACCACCTTTGCATAGGCGATATTGCCCTTTTTCTCAATGGGGTATACCAGCAACCCGTCAATACTGGCTTTCTCTCCACCCGCTGCTATTACCAAATCAGATTTATAGTAAGCCATGAGCTCCTTGAATTTTTCCATCTGCTCTTTAGCGTTGCGGTATTTGTCGGCCAGGTCGCGGTTCTCAATGATGGCAACCTCGGCCCCCAGGTACTTGTCGGGGTTCTCACACTCAATCAAAAATTGCTCATAAAATGCACGCAATATAGGCAGGTTTAAATCAAGCCATTCATCGTCTACACCAACAATCTCTAGCTGGTTACCGTGCGCTGTCCATTGGTAGAAATGGCATTTCGTGCGGCCAGTGCATAGCATTTCAATTTGAATTTGTGCGTAGTAGTGCGGCATTTCCGCTAACCATTTAAACACAGGGTTGGCCTCGTTACGCTTGCCAAACGGGCATTTAATCTCAAGCACGGTGTCATCACCCACCAAGCCGTCGGGGCTTGCGCCTAGCCATTCGTCAAACGGGTGGAAGCCTGTTTCTTTTACAGTGACATCATACTCAAGCTCATAACTATTTTGGGCGTAGTCCTCGTAAAAAACACCATGCTCGGTGGCCACATTGCCTTTAAATTCAGTCTCCGCACCGTGGTGGTCGCGAACCATGGCCCGCATTACGTCTTTGGGTTTACGATAGGGGTCGCAGCCTAGTATTGCGCCTACGTTTGAGCCCGTCACCCGGCCCCGTCTTTTTGCGAACCACTCTTTTGTTCTTTGAGTTTCCATTACAAAACCCCCGCAAAGTGAGCTAGGCCAACCAATGCGTATGCACAGGCGTTTAAAGCAATACCTATGATTATGGTCTCGGCCAGTGCGCCGTAGCCATCCTGGTAAATGCCTTTTACAGATAAATCTCTAACGCCAATATTGCGCAGCTCTTCATATTCTTTGTCGTTAACCATTAGGCCGCTGCATGAGTAGTAGTCATGGCTGGTATAGTCGCTGCTATCTTCTTTTTTGCCAAGCTCCAAGCTGTTCACATATTGCGCGAATTTTGACTCGTTGAGCTTTTTGGCCACTAACAGACACTTCCGGTGTTCGCTTTCCTGCGAGCTGTATATGCTGCCATTGAATGTTACGAATCTTGCTGCTTTTAATAATTTCATTTTTATTCACTCTTGATTTAATTTGAAAAATGCCCCCATCCATAGGGGCGAGGGGGACGCTAGAAGCCTACGTCTTCGTTAAGGTTTACGTTAGCAGTGGGACTATTCAATGCGTCAACAGCCATAACCCAGTTGCCGACCGTAACTCCGTCGTCATTAATATCGTAAACTGCCAACTTCAACTTCATTGGCTTGTTCTCCAGGCATGCGCTTAAATCATTATCGGTAGGCTCGCTGGCAATCTTCATTAACTGGCCGCCACTGTTGGTATCGATAGCCGCCAACATGCGTAACGCCTTGTCGCTCTTTGTTTTGTCGCTATCCTTAACGCGGATTTTCTGAAAAAGGCGACGCCCTTTATGCTCACCGTCAACAACGATCCATTTAGCATTGATATACTCATCGCCCTCGTATGCGTCCCATTTAACCTCGTCGATCATTGCGGTAACAGTGGTGCCCGCTGGGATGGGGTCAAAGCCGCCAGCTTTAAAACTGGTTTTTGCTTCGGCTTGTGTGTTGTCTGATAAGTTCCAAAAATTTGACATAATTTATTTCTCTTTTAATTTAATGATTTAACAAATGGTTTTAGTGGGTTTTTATTCTGTTCACAAAGCAGTTCTTCGGCGATACCGAATCGGTTTTTGCTCACATTCGCAGCGGTAGCATGGCATACCAGCAGGCGTGCGCCCGTTGACGTTGCTTTTTTACGTTCGCCATCGCCTTTATAGAATGTCTGCAACTTCAAAAAACCTACTACGTCGCTATCGTCTACATAGGGCGCAACACTTTTCTTGCCCAGCCGTAGGTTGTAGCGTGTGTAGGGGTCGCTGTCTGGCAGCTCAATTGTCTCAGTGTCGGCGTGCGCCACGAAAACAATGTGCATACCCTTACGAGTGTTAAGCATTCCGCAGCCTTGACGTAACCGCTGGTGCATCGTAGCCACTGCGTTCAAGCCAGCGCCATAACCACCTAAAGCTTGGTTGATGGTGCGGGGGTTTTTGCTGTCGCTATCAATAACGCTTTGTATAAACATACGCTCCAAAGCTGTCACGCTATCGATAATCAGCGTTTTATAATTATGATCCTCGCTGAGCAGTGTGCGTATTTGATCCCATAAAGAATCGGGGCCATCTACCATTGGGAAAGCATCCGGGCGCAAGTCTTCGCTGATAGCTTGTAGACCATCCTCTGCACGGATAACGATTGGGGTTGGAAATGTTGCGGCTAAGGTAGTTTTACCTAAACCTGAATCACCACAGATTGTGGCTACTATTGGACGGTCTGCGGGTTTGCCGACCTGTTCGAGTAAAGACATAATATGCCCTCCTTTTTTCTCTCAACGGTTGAAATAGTATATGCTCCGATAGTATAATGCAAGCATATATTTAACTTTATTTATAAATAAGGCAAAAAAAATGATTACCCTGCTAAGATTGTCAGAAGTACAAAGGCGGCTAGTACCTATGAACCTGCGCCACGTAGCCCGTGAAACCGGCATAGAGTATGGGACGCTATACCGGGTTGCTAATGGCGCTGGTAACACCTCTTATACGGTTGTTGAAAAGCTAAGTGATTGGCTTGTCGCCGCTAACGACGGCTAGCGCCACTGGCTGCTCTATTGTTTTAAACGATTTATGACACTCAGGGCATCGGCGGTAACGCACCACTGTATCTAGCTCAACTTTCCCGTTGCTGTGAGATTGGTGGTTGCGGCTATCGGTTACTTTTGTTTTGTGGTGATTACAGTGCGGGCAATTCATGTTTCACTCCTTACAGATTATTGTGTCTTAATAATTGAGCCGCAATAGCTACAGCACTTCATAAGAATAAATCCTTGTTCATGGCCGTGTTTACAATCGATAGCCCATGCAACTAACTTATATTTTGTTGATGGGTGGCGGCACAACATTAGGTTTACCATGTTTTATTCCTTACATTAATTAAATACAGCGCCCTAAGACGCTTTTATGGTCGTCCGGTGAGTTAGATTTTATACATAACAAACAGCCCTACACTTACCTGGGCTTGTGCTGAGCAGTCTGTTTCGTCGTGCTGCACTCCCATATTCATAACGACAGGGGAGGATTGATAAATATTTACGCCTTCGTTACTTTTTTGCCAATCTTCAAATTCTTCAGTCGTTTTAAATGTTTTAAACTTGAACATATGTAACCCTCAGTTATGGTCATTTTGTTATGACGCTATATCTAGCGTGTTATCAAAAAATAATTGCTGAATACTGGATTTGGTTATCCCAATATATCTAAGCGTCATGTACTGGTCTTTGTGGTTTAAAGCGGCCTGTATATAATTCAAATCAGCATCGTTTGTGTAAGCGTTGTAGCCCCACGTCTTACGCATTGAATGGGTGTTGATGTTGTAATCAATGCCTAAGTCCTTCTGACAATCCTTAAATGCCAAGCCTAACCACTGTATGCAAATAGGCTGGCATAAGTGGAAAGCGCGTCTACTGGTCGATTGAAATAAGTATTCAGGGTTAAAATCTTTTGCCTTGTACGGCTTAAAGCCTGAATAATAAGCCCTCAACCTAGCAACTGATTTAAGAATAATTGGCGTTATGATTATCTCTCTACGCTTACCCGTTTTTTGCTCATTAATTACAATCTTCTTTTGACCTTGTTCAATTTGGTCAAACTTTATTTTCAATAGATCACCAGCGCGTAACGCCACGTTACAGCCGATAATAAAACACTCGGCCTCTCTGGGTGATCTATTCGCTAGCATCCAGTCATAGACTCGCTTTCTGTCTTCTGCGGTTCTTATCGGTTCAACTTCCAATTTCTAACACCTCACCTAATTTCAATATATACACCGGCTGCGCTTCAGGTGCGCCCCATTCAATTATTCCAAGCCCTGACATTAACCCTTTGCATTCAACTGTCATGCTTGGCGCAGTTTTGGAGTAGCCGTTTCTAAATTTAATCGTGTCATAACCTTTGTTTAGAAGCCGCTTATGCCAATAGGGTTTCATTTCCCTGTATTCTTCTTTTTTAGTACCGCTAGCAATCAAATCAAACCATTGCTTCTTTAATGTAAGGTGCAAAACCTTCATTTTAACTTTCTCCTAACTGGTCTAATTACGTGTTAATACAGCCATACGGCTATACACTTTTGTTAGTTATCTATTCTGCTATGGCACTCAATGAACTCAACGCTCTTACTGCTTAGCGTCCATTCTAGGCCGTTATGTTTAAACGGCTTACCATGCACGCCTATTTTGTAATACAGGTTGTCGATGAAATACTCAACCCCTATTGGGGCATTGGCGTGCTGTCCTATCGTCCCGGCTGGCAATTCGTTATGTGTTGGTGTTGCCATTATTTTTATCCTATTGTGATTTTATTGAGCGTGGCGTTATGCCAAGTACCATTTTTCTGATTTACCTGTTCCTATCGATTTTATTTTCCCGTCCTGTTTAAGTATCGCGATTGCGGCTATAACGTCCTCTTTTTTGAATTTCCGCATTCTATTCACGACCACTCCGGTAGTTTCACCATGGTGCTTGTTAATCATCGAGATTATACGCCGCAACAAAACCTCGTCGTGGCGCTTATCGTCGGTGGCCATACTGGCAGCGGCTAGGTTTATTTTTTCGTCTATATCACGTTTCACAGTCGCAAACGCCCACTGTACATGCTCCAGGGTTCGCACGCCTTCGGGTGCCGCCAATACCAACGACACTTTTAATACCAGCTCGAACGCCCTGCGGCTTATCGCCTCCAGGCCGGTAACTTTATTGTCTTCACTATAGCTCCAGAAAAAATCCTCTATCTCGTCCAAGCGCTTTGCCGCATCCTGCGTAGTGGGCACTTTTATTTTATCGCCATAGTGTTCTATTCGAGCACCGGGCTGCACCGTGGTGCCACCGCTGTACAGGCTGGCCAGTGTCATTTTCATGGGGGCGGCCATTGGTTCCGCTTTAAATCGTTTCTTTGGTGCCGGGTTAGTGTCAACATCATGGAATATTAGCGACCGGCCAATAAAGCCGTTTGTTGATTGCTCATAATTCACCAGGTTAAAAAACGTTACCGGCGTCGTGAACCCTATCAGCGACAAGAACGGCTTTTCTAAACCGCTACCTATTGTTGCCAATTGGCGCTCTATGGCCGGTATTTTCCGCTCAACAAAGCCGCCCTTGTCTTCGTTGGCAGCTACTATTTTACGGCACGCTTTTAAGTCACGGGATAAATCGGCCTCCATTACCCGCCGAACATCACCGCTTATCATAAGGTAATCATTCGCCTTACTGTAGGCGCTCATTAACAAACCTATAACACCCTCCAGGTAGCTTGCACTGCCACTTTTTTGTGCGTTCGCCACTTTTGTCAACACAATTCCTATTTCATCCACAGTGTAAAACGCCGCCTGGTGCGCCGTTAGGTTCCTGACTATTTCCTGCTCGGATTTGATCGACCCGTGGGCTGCTTCAATCACGCCAGCCGCTCGCATAATGCCAGCCGATGATTTTAAGATGGCCTCTTTGCCTGTGGCGCTACCCGCCACACAAAATATAAACTGGTTAGCTGTTACGCCGTAACTCTCGTCTTCATAGCGCAGGCCGCACACGTTACCAATGCTCGATAGCGCAGCCGCTACCGCTAACCGCTCACGTGGAAACCGCGATTGCTTATTAATCCATTCCACCACTTCACCCACAAAACCCGGCGGCCTGTTAAGGTCAATATTATCCAGGTCGTCAGTAGGCGTTGTAGGCATCACGGCATCATCGGTGAACGTCACCGGCTGGATATAACCGCCTTTTTCAGCATGGTAGAGCAGGGTGCCTAATGTTACCGGGTTGGCCGACTTGCCAAATGAGTGCCATTTCTTTTCCATGGGGTCGCTTTCATAACCCTTGCCTTTAGCGCTCCAGCTATCCCAAATATTGAACCCGCCGCCCCCTGTCGCATGGTGCACAGACATACCACATTTAACCCACGTTTCATAATCACAATCAGGGCTAACACAGCTCAGCATGTCGACTAGTTCGCTGTCAGATACGTCTATGGCCACTCCTTCGCGCATAGCGCGGTGCTGGTCGGTTTTTATCAGCTTATTGATAAGCTGGGTAGGGGTATCGCTAATGTCGCTAGGATGGCCTTTCTCGGCCTCGTAAGGGGTGCCGCTTTTATGCATACTTCCACAGCCAACAACGAACCCGCTCGATTTAAAATCAATACCGGCATAGTCGTGGAGGTGAGATTTGAGCGCAGCACCCTCAGGGGCTTTAAAATAAATATGCCAGCCACCCCCGCCAGTGCGAACCACGAACGATGATTCTTTTTTGTAATCGGTGTCAGTGTCTTTGCACAGTTTCGCATAGCCCTCGTTACCGCCATTGCGTGGGTCTATGTCGATGATTAGGAACCCCTGGCATAACACGCCAAACCCTGTTGCAAAGAATCCGTATTTTTCCATGTTGCCCATCTGTTCGTCACTCCAGTGTGGGGTGGACTGCCAGCCGCGACTACGAGGGTGCTTGTACAGCGCTTTACATTGAATATCACCACAATCACACAATCCGTTCTTAACCGGGTGCAGCGCCATAATTTTCATGTTGGCGTCGAGATAGTCTGCGTGGCTTAGAGTTCGATTAAACATTGTTGTACCTACTTTCATGCTCGCATTCAAGATAGGTTGATAATTTTTCGATCAGATCATGGCTTGGTTTTACCGAATCACCACGGGCTATTTTGCTGACAGCGGCACGGGTTAATCCGACCGCCTCGGCAACCTTGGACAAGTTTCTATCCTGTAGCCGTTTTACGATTTCATCTTTGCTTAACATTGTCGTTTGCTCTGCGTGAATGTGAGTTGGGAATGTATATCAAGGGGGGGCATTTGTAAACATTTATTCACATAACTTTTAGCTATAATGGGCGATGTGTTTTTGCTTTACTAAGTATAAGGTGCGTATTCATTGGGCTGTAGCGGTTTTCTTGTTATTTTTACTATGTAAAACTAAAAAAACTAAGCAAAAACCCTTATAAATCAACAACTTAGTCAAAAGTAGTAAAATAGTAAGCCCCCTATAAATAAACACTTTATTAAATACCCTTAAATACCTTTAGTAATTAACCCTAAACAACTTTTTGAGCTATTAAAAAATATTATTTAATGTATGTACTATCTACTATATATATATAAGGTATTGATTCTAAAGAAGTTTTCCTTAGTAAAAAAATAGTAAAATTACTATAACTTTATCATAGATTAAATTTTCTTTACATTTATGACTATATGGATATATAATTCAATTCTACATTGATTGAGGGGGTTTTTATGAAAGTGACAAAATTTGTCAAGGCCGGATCATTGAGGGGTGGGCTGTTTTTAGCGACACAATACGGTATTGTGTATAAAACGATCAGATCGAAAGGGGTGTATTATGTCTTTTATCGGTAAAACATCATTACAGCGACCCTGTAATGTTGAAGTTTTTGATGATGAACACACTAGATTATTCTGGCAAAAAGAAATCGGGGCTAGCGTTTGGACGAAAGGAAAGGCTAAAATCGAGCTGCTATCATGGTATTATTTAACCGTTGATGGTGTCGATATGGGTGCGTTTAAAACACTGGATGAAGCAAAAGAGGTGGGGAAAAATGTTTAATATTGGGGATAAAGTTAAGCGCAAAGATGGAGATGATTTTAAAAATGGGGCTGCGGTGTTAGTGGTCGATTCAGTCTCGGAAGGGTTTGCCAGCCTTGGCCACCCTAGCACTTTTCATGCTCATGTGAGTATTTATGAATTGGAGCTGGCAGTAGTAGAAGACCGCACAGCCTGGCACCCACATCACGACTTGATTGTGGCGTGGGCTAAGGGGGCTAGGATACAAAGGCAATCCTGTGGAGAGTGGTGTAATACCGACTCACCATCATGGAGCCCTAGTATTGAATACCGTATAGCCACCCCAATAGATGAGGCGGTGGAAAAGCTAGAGCAAAAAATACTGATAATAAAAGCGCAGATTAAATGTTTGAGGGGTCAATGACTAAGAAATGCCCTCACTGTAAAGAGCCATTGGTGTCACTGCGCAGCATTGGTAAGAAGCTGTGCAGTGGCTGCAAACAGTATTGGCCGTTTAACCTTAAGCCATCGCAGAAACCTTTACACCAACATACGCGATAACCTATACTCCGAACATTGTGCCGGTGGCACTCTAAACTATTCCGGTGGGGTAATAATGAACGAATATACAACGAGGCAGGTCGGCGACCTATTGCCTTATGTGAACAACTCACGGACGCATTCAAGCGACCAAGTGGCGCAAGTAGCCGCCAGCATTAAAGAATTCGGCTTCACCAACCCCATACTGATTGATGAGCAGAACGGCATTATAGCCGGTCATGGCAGGCTGTTAGCTGCTCAAAAATTAAGCATGGCCGAAGTTCCCTGCATTGTTTTAGCCGGATTAACCGATGCACAGAAAAAGGCTTATGTGATTGCCGATAACCAACTGGCCTTAAATGCAGGCTGGGATTTAGACGCACTGAGGCTTGAGGTTGAGCACCTGCAAGAGGTTGATTTTGACGTTGGCCTGCTTGGCTTTGAAGATGAGTTTATCGATGGGCTGCTAGAGGATGAGCCTATGGATGGACTAACAGACGAGGACGAATGCCCAGAACCACCAGAACAGCCGGTAAGTGTATTGGGCGACGTATGGCAGCTTGGCAACCACAGGCTTATGTGCGGCGATTCAACCAGTATTGATGCGGTTGATAGACTTATGGATGGTAATTCAGTAGATATATTGTTTACTGACCCGCCTTATAATGTGGCGTTTAATGGCCGTAGCGGTAAGCACGATATAATAAAAAATGATAATTTGAGCGATGGCGATTTCGGCTCATTCATTGATAATGTGATACAGACAATCAAAACAATAGACCCGCCTGTTTATTATATCTGGTGCAATTGGAAATTTTACGGGATATTGCAGGAGACCCTCGAATATAAGAGCTGTATCGTGTGGGCTAAGAATGTGTTTGGTATGGGCAACGGTTATCGCCATCAGCATGAATTTTGTTTATATAACGGAAAGATCGACGGCCATATAAAAAACGAGTCTGACTTGTGGGAGGTCAAGAAAGATCATGCCTACGTTCACCCAACGCAAAAGCCGGTTGCGCTAAGCGTGAGAGCATTCAGTAACCATATTAAGCAAAAAAACGTCCTTGATTTGTTTGGCGGTTCAGGTTCGACCCTGATAGGCGCAGAAGAAACAAACCGCAATGCCTACCTAATGGAGCTAGACGAAAAGTACGTTGATGTAATTATAAAGCGCTGGGAAGCATTCACAGGTAAAGAGGCTGTTCACATAGAAACAGGCAAAACATACCGCGAATTAGCTATATCAAAAAATATCGATATAGATGGCGAGGTGGCATAATGGCTAAAGCGGGCCGCCCAGCGCTCGAGATAACCGAGCAGGTATGCAAAAAGGCTGAAAAGCCCACCCTCGAGAAGAAAGCCCCGGCCAAGAAAATGGCGGCAGCTAAAAAGAAGCCAGCCGCTAAAAAGCCAGCCGCCAAGCGCGGGCGCGGTCGGCCTAAGTGGGTGCCGTCTGAGAAAGAAATACAACAAGCGCAGCAATTAGCCGCCCAAGGCCTTACTGTTGAGCAGGTTGCCCGCTCGCTAGGCGTGGGCGCGACTGCTTTCTTTGAGCGCCAGCAGGAATACCCCGAATTAATGGAAGCGATGTTGAACGGCAGGGCTAAGGGCGTGGCCACTATATCCAACGCGCTATTTGTAAAAGCTAAGGGCGGCGATAATACGGCGATGATTTTTTACCTAAAGAACCGCGCGCCTAATGAGTGGAAAGACCGCGTGGAGCATACAGCGCCGCCCACAGCACCCATTAGAATCAATATCACAAGAGCAGTGCGTAAGTGAGCGCCAATATAGACGTGGCATTAACCGAGCCGCAAGAAGACTTTTGTTTTAGTGATGCGCCATTTCCCGCCATTGTTGGTGGGCTAGGCAGTGGTAAATCCAGAGCGGGCACGTTCCGCCTATTGCTCAAGATGATAGAAACCCCAGGCGCTAACGGGGCTTACTACATGCCTACGTATGACCTGCTAAAGCTTAGGGGCATGCCTGGGCTTGAAGATGATTTAATAAGTCTCGGCCTATTCTATACAATCAATAAATCTAATTACTCAATTAATGTTTTGGGCTTAGGCTTTGTTATATTCCGTTCCTATGATAACCCTAACCGCATCATTGCCTATGAGGTGGCGCACTCTATCGTCGATGAGCTGGATACGCTACCAATAGATAAAGCCGCCGAGGTATGGCGCAAAATCACAGAACGTAACCGCCAAGACGTTGGAGTTCCTAATACTATAGGGTGTGTGACCACGCCGGATCAGGGACTCAGTGGGTACGTGTACCAGAAATGGGTGGAGCAGCGCAGCGAGGGCTATGAGCTAATCAAGGCACCGACCGACAGCAACCCCTTTATACCCGATGATTACGTTGAGAATATCAGAAAGAATTATGATGAAAAACTGGCTGAAATGTACATTAGTGGCGAGTTTGTGTCGCTGTCAGATAATAAAGTTTATCACTATTTTGACCGGCTGCGGCATCATAGCGACCGTGTGCTTCTGGATAGTGATGCTGTTGTCTGTGTATCTATTGACTTTAATGTGGGCGGCTGCTGTAGCGTCGTATCAGTTATTGATAGCGGCTACCCTATAGCGGTCGATGAGTTTGTGAGTAATGACACGCACGACTTTGTAAACCAATTAGCTAACCGATTAGCGGGCCGCACTGTGATAGTGTTCCCCGATGCGAGCGGCAAGGCCAATAGCACCAATGCCACGGCGTCCGATATTCAGATCATTAAGGGGGCTGGGTATCAGGTAGAAGTGAACGCTGCTAACCCTAGAATTAAGAATCGTGTGAATGCAGTTAATAAATTGTTATCCCATAATAACCTAAAAATAAACACAGATAAGTGCAAGCGCTTAACGCATGCGCTAGAATCGCAGGGGTACAACAAGAAAGGTGAGCCAGAGAAGTTCGACAATCATCCGGCAATTGATGATTGGACGGATAACTTCGGTTATTTTGTCGCCAAACGATACCCAATAACCGCGCCGAATTACGGTAGCGTAACTGTTCAAGGATTTTAAATATGCCTATTAATGAGCCTAGCGCTGCCTACAAGAGCGCCGCTACACAAGTGGCAAGGGTGCGCGATTGTGCTGCTGGTTCCGATGCTATCAAGGCAAAGGGTGACACATACCTACCTAAGCTGGACGCACAAACTGAGCAGCAATACAACGCCTATAAAGCCCGAGGTTATTATTTGCCCGTGGTGGCTCCAAGTGTTAAGGCGCTAACCGGCGCTATTATGCGTAAGCCATTGACCAATGATAAGTCTGACACCCTGGAAGTTGATTTCAACGGGCTAACCGATGACGAGGTGGCAACGCTAGCCTGTGCCGAGCTGTTTGTGGCCGGGCGTGGTGGCTACCTTGTTGAGGTAGACAAGGCCAAGTTTTATAGCCGTGAATCAATCATTAATGAAGGCGAGAATTTTATAGCGTTGTTGCAGCAATATAAGGTTGCGAGCGATGATCCCTATACGCCTGTATTCAGGGACGAAATACTAGAGCTAACCATTATCGATGGTATTTATACACAGCGTATATGGAGGCAGATAGGCAAGAGCAAGAAGTTCCAGGTAACCAATGTTATCGTGCCCAACCGCCGTGGTGAGCCATTAGATTTTATACCGTTCGTGTTATTTAACACGTTCACTGCTAGCGATAAGCTAACCCCCCCAGCGCTGCTAGAAATGTCCGATATTTCATTGGATCATTACCGCCTGGCCACCGACCTACGCCATGGCCTGCATTTCACAGCATTGCCTACTATGTTTGTGTTCGGTGATATGCGCGACGACAAGGGTAACCCTATACAGTTAAAAGTGGGTCCAGGCAGCGCTAACCACATCACTGATACCACAGGGCGGGCTGAACTGCTGGAGTTTACGGGTGCGGGCCTTGGCTCTATACGTGAAACCATTAGCGATGACCTGAAAGAGATTGCGGCGGTTGGTGCTCGTATGTTTCAGGACAACTCCAGCGGTGTTCGTGCGGCTGAGACTGCACGTATTGAGCAATCAGGTGAGAGCGCTACATTAGCTACCATTGCTAACAGTGTGGGCAAGGCACTAACGCAGGTATACAACCATGCAGCATGGTGGGCTGGTGATGAGAGTGACCCGGTAACTGTAACGCTAAACACTGACTTTCTAAGCACTAACTTATCAGCGCAGGACATTACTGCATTGATGGGCGCTTATATTCAGGGCGGTCTATCGCTTGACGACTTCTTATGGAACATGAAACAAGGCGAGCGCTTAATGCCCGGGGTATCGCTTGAGGATACTAAAGCTAAAATCCAAGGCGGGGAATTAGACCTTGGCTAAGGCTCCAGAGCAAACCATAGAGGCCGAAACCCGTCATAGCGTGTTTGTTAATCGATACGCTGGCGGGTTATCCAATGATTTCGTGCCGTTCCTTGAAAGGCTAGGGCGTGATATTGATAGCCGCCTAGCTAAAGAGGGTGCGACTATCGCGAGTGCTGCAAGGCTTAGGGCTTTGAATAAAGACGTTCGCGAATTGCAGGCTGAGATATACGCCAGCTATCAAGAGTCGTTATTTGATGATCTCGAAGGCTTCTCAGAGCATGAGGGTGAATTCGAGCATACCCTGCTAGGCAAGACGGCACCGACCTACGATTTCGACCTACCCTCCACCACCCAGCTATGGAGCGCTTCAAAGGCTGTCCCGTTGGTATTGCCTGCTACTGAGACTGCTAAGTTTTTAAACCCGTTTATTAAAGATTGGTCGAAGACTGAGATTAAAAAGGTTAATGACCTGATTCAGTTCGGCTTTGCTCAGGGGCAAACTATTGATGAAATGACCAGGGCGGTTAATCAACGGCTAGGCAAGCAAACAAAGGCCAACAATAAAGCGGTGGTACGTACTGCGGTAAACCATACATCGACAACCGCCCGTGAGCGCACCATGCGAGAGAACGACGATATAGTGGTGGGCTATAAGATTGTGGCCACACTGGACAGCAGAACGTCCGATGTGTGCAAGGGCTATGATGGCCTAGAGGTCAAGTGGTCGGACAGCAACCACCCCCGGCCCCCGTTCCATCCCAATTGCCGAACCACTACAGCGCCTCTATTAGATGAGCGGTTTTCAGCTAAGGACGAGGATGGCGTAAGGGCAAGTACCGGCGCACAGGGTGGCCAGCCTACCAAGGCCGACCAAACCTATTACGAGTGGTTAAAGAACCAGGGTAGCACTAAGGGTGGGCGCGAGTTTGTGTTTGAAACGCTGGGCAATGACCGGGGCAAGCTGTTACTAGATGGCGGGTTAACATCGGATAAGTTTAAGAAACTAACCACTGATGATCTATTTGCGCCCATAACCTTAAAAGAATTGAAGAAAAAGGACTCACTTTCTACAGCTTTCGACAAGGCTGGTATATAATTCCCAACGAGGCTTACCGGCGGTAGGCCATAATCTTAAAAGGTAATAACCATGCTTACGTATAAAATTGACGGTGAACAACTGGCGGCGCTAGATGATAACCTCAAATCACTCTATAAAGAAAAGGACGGCTTTCATTTCTTAGAGGTAGAGGGCGCAACGTCTAAAGATAAAATTGATGAGTTCCGCACGAACAATATAAGCCTTCAAGACCAGCTAAAAAAGTTCGATGGCGTTGATTTAGATAAATATACAGCCCTGCAAGAAACAGAGCGCAAGCTGCGTAACAAAGAACTCATTGATAAGGGTGATTTTGATACCTTATTAAAAGAGCATACCAATACCATGCAAAGCGATTTCACCGGCAAGCTATCCGTGGCACAGGCACAGATTGACGAGCTAACCGGCAAAAACAAATCAATGGTAAATCGTTATGAGATCGAAGGCGCAGCACAAAAAGCATTCTCGGCAAACCATATCCGCCCAGAGGCGCAAGCTGCAATCATGGCGCAAATTAAAAGCACCTTCACCGTCAATGGCGAATCAGTCGTTGCAATGGAAGGCGACAACATAATGACCGGGGCCGATGGTAACCTTACTGTAAATGAGTTCGTGAGCGCACAGCCTGAGTTTATGAAGGTGCCCAGTGAGGCCGGTGCAGGCAGTGGTAGCGAGAGCAGTACCCCCGCTGGTGGCGACAAATTAGCGGCCAAAAGGGCGGCAGTTGCAAAGCTCGTAGGCAAGGGCTAGAATACCACTACATACGAAAGGTTACCGGCGGTAATCTACTTTTGCGGCGCAAGAGATTAGTATTAAAAACACTATTCCCTATGCGCCGTTTTTGGCTTTAGGGGTCAAAAACTTAAAAGGTAAATTATCATGGCTACTCAAACATTAGCCCAAGCGGGCCTACACATTAGCGACGAGATTGTAAGCGGCGTTGTTGAAGACATTATCACCACTAACCCTATCTGGAATGTAATGCCTTGGACTGGTTACGCTGGTCAAGCAATTCTAGTTAACCGCGAGGACGTATTGGGCGACGCTCAACACTTAGCGATTGGCGGCACCATTACTGCTAAAGCTCCTAGCGAAGCGGTACAAACTCCATTCACAGCAGTTACCACTCTCGGTGATGCTGAAATGAATGGCTTGGTTCAAGCGCAATCATTGTCCGGCGGTGTCGATCAACTTATGGCTGAGATTACCTCAAAAGCTAAAAGCGTTGGTCGCTTATTGCAAGCGGGCATGGCTACAGGCACAGGCACTAGCCCAGAGCTGCATTCAATGCACACTTTGTGTGATGCTTCGCAGTACACCACAGCGTCGGCTGGACAAGCGTTATCGTTTGAGCTGTTAGATGAGTTGCTTGATTTAGTTAAGGCCAAAGATGGCGAGGTTGATTTCTTGCAAATGCCAGGGCGTACACTTCGCAGCTACCGCACCTTAGTGCGTGCATTGGGCGGCGTTAATGAAACTATGGCATTCGATATGGGTAACGGTCGTTCACGCAACGTCGATACTTATAACGGTATCCCAATGTTCCAAAACGATTACTTGTCAGTAGCTGAAACTGCTAACGGCGCGGCATTAACGGGTGGCGCATTAGCCTCTGTTTACGCTGGCTGTTTCGACGATGGCACTAGCAAGATTGGCGTTTCAATGATTCACCCCGAAGGCGTACCCGTTGGCGTAGCAGTTGAAAACGTTGGCGTGGCAGAAACTAAAGATGAGTCGATCACCCGTGTTAAATCTTACAGTAACTTTGTAAGCTTCAACCGCCGTGGCCTTGCTCGCTTGCCTTCAATTAGCAACTAAGTTTCACCACCCCAGTTAGGCGGGGTACACCCCCGCCCTTTTTTATTTCTTAGGAGCTATAACGATGGCTAAGTCAAAACCAGCGCCAGAAGCACCAAAAACAATTACAGTTGCAGCGGCTATACGCCAAGTGCCACCATCTGGCGAAACACGTACCCTATGGGGCGTTACATTTACCTCTGTTGATGAAAAATTAGTTGCTGAATTGCCTGCTAAAGAGGCCGAGGCAATGATTGAATGTGGTCGTGCTGAGAAAGTTTAATGTCTGTTATTTATCACGACTTTGACGAGCTGACAGAGGATGGCTCGTCAATACCGCACAACGTGCCATTGTCAGGCGATTACCTGTTTTACGTTAACGGTGATTTTGATGGTGGCAAGTTATTGCTTGAATCAAGCATTAACGATTCAGATTTCTACACAATATATTTCAAAACTGTGCCAGGGCGCGCCCCGGTGACATTATCCACAGGCGAAAAAATACGTGTTACGCTCGTTGATTCAGGTGGTGCGGCTTCATTATTTAGCGGGGTTAGACAGTGACAATTATTGTTGAAGATGGCGGCCAGGTTAGCGGTGCCAATAGTTATGTGTCGCTGGCCGATGCCCGCACATTGCTGGCTGATTATGGCCAGGATTTAGACGCCGATGACACAATAGCTGAGCAGCAATTGCTATCGTCTATGCGCTACATTGAGGCATACCGTGAGCAGTTCAAAGGCTATAAGCTAACCCGTGAGCAGTCGCTACAATGGCCGCGTGGCGATGTTTATATCGATGGGTGGTTATCGCCCAGCGATGAAATACCCGTTGAACTGCCAAGGGGTCAGGTGTTCGCTGCTTATGAAATAGCAAATGGTGAGAGCCTACAGGCCAACGACTCAGGCCGCAAAGTATCCAAAGAAAAAGTTGATGTTATCGAGGTGGCTTATTTTGAGAGCTCAGCCACGGAAGCGAGCGTTCGCTATACCAGGGTAGATGATGAATTAAGCGCGCTATTGGATTCAACCAGCTCGCTTACACTAGCAAGGACATAATACAGTGGATGGGAATTTTGTGCACAAGGGATTGCCAGACGACCTACTTACCCCACAGTCTGAAACAGCTAGGCGGCTAAAGGTTAGCGCTCAATCGGCAGTTGTCGAAAGAATGTCTAGCGGCCAAGTGTTTGTTGGTGCCGCCACCCGCACGGGGGTCATACCCGCAAGCCTCTTTTACACAGCGATTGAAACAGGGGCCAACTGGCTTGTGGTTGATAATATCGATGTTGAATTTGATTTTAGTGCTATATCGGACGGTAAATTCACCTACAACGTGACGGGCTATGTGGAGATATCGGACATAAGCGATTTCACCTATAGCGGCGGGGCGTTGTTACCGGTGGGTCGAAGTATGAACGCGGCCCTGATTAATACTGCACCCACCACTATGGTTAAGCGCGACGTTACGGCTGATACGTTAACCGGGCAAGCCGACTACCCGCTGTTTTATGCGTCTTATT